AAATTAAATAACCAAGTTGAAAACATAAATGATAAACTTAATGCACAAGGTATTATCATAAATAATCTTCAAGACAATCAATCAGATTATGATGTGCGATTGGTAATTTTGGAACAAAACATTTTAAATGTTAAAAAAGATATCCAAGATATAAAAATAAATATTGCAGAAATGCAAAAAAATATTGAAGATATTAAGATTATGCTGCAAAATGTAAATAATAAATAATGTGAATATAAATGACTGAAGAAATTAATACAAAATCTGAAACTCTTGTTGATTATGGTTATCAATCCAGTGATAGGGGAATTATAAAAAGATATATTCCATATTTCATATATAAACCACCATTTGGTTATCCAAGAACAGATATTGATTATATTAATGTAAGAAAACTTGCAGCTACACCATATTTTTGGTCAGTGGAAAACACATTATTAGATGAAATCTCGGCAATAGATTGGGATATTGTTCCAAATAAAAATATAAAAGAAGAAAAAGTAATTGGTAAAATAAAAAAAATAAAAGATTTTTTATATAATCCAAATGATAATGATGAAAGTTTAAGAAGCATAATACGTGCTGTTGCAAGAGATGTGATAGAATTAGATGCTGGGGTAATGAATAAAGTATATAATAAAAAAGATGAATTAACTCAATTATATACCATAGATGGTGCCACAATTTTAAAAAATCCTGATATTCACGGTTATATGGGTAATAAATTGGATTATGTTAAACCAGAATATGTAAGAATGACACCTATAGAAACAGAATATTATTATAATGCAGTTTTGAAAAATGATGCCGCTTATTTCCAATATACTTGGACGGGTGGAATGTATCCTGTGCCCTTTGGAAAAAAAGAAATTGTATATATTATGAAAAATGACCGTTCAGATAGTATTTATGGTTATTCTCCAGTTATGGTATTATATGATATATTATTAACTTTATTATATAGCTCAAAAGTTAATCTTGATATGTATATTCATAATAATTTACCTTTAGGAATTGTATCTATATTAAATGCAAATGCTGAACAAATAAAAGGATTAAGAGAGAAATTAGATACTACAATTTTAGAAACTGATGCCTTCCAAAACACAAGAACAAAATTCTTTAAACCACCAATAGTTAATACAGAAATAGATTATATACCATTCAATATTGACCCACAAAAAATGCAGATGTTAGAACAACAAAAATGGTATCAACAATTAGTATGGGCATTATTAGGTGTTACACCTACAGAAATGGGTTATATAGATGATGCTAATAGGTCTAATTCAGTTGAGCAATCTAAAGTTTTTAAAAGAAAAGCACTTAAGCCAATACTTAAATTATTAGAATATCATATAAATACACAAATTGTATGGGAGTTAGATACTGATAGAGAGGTTATTTTTGAATTTGATAACTATGATATAGATGAAGATTATAAAAAACAAGAATTATATGAAAAAAAGATTGCAAATTATATGACGATAAATGAAATTAGAACCATTGAGGAATTGCCACCATTACAAGATGAAAGATATGACCAAGTTGGTAAGGATAATTATTTTAATAATTTTTCATTATCAAAAACTAAAGAAACAGAATTAAACCAAGATACAAATAAACCTTTAAATGAGCAAAAATCTGAAGATGAAAAAATACCAGGAAATACGCAATTAAAAACATCTGATTATTATACAAAATTAGACGCTATGGAAAAACAAGATTTACCTATTAAAAAAAATAATTTAGATGAATTAGGATTACCAACTGAAATAGAAAAACAATTTATTAATTTTTATAAAAATATTCAAGATAAAACCATAAATTATCTAAAAAGAGGTGTTTAACTTGAATAAAGAATTACCTAAAGATTTAGAACAAATATTAATTAATATAGGAATACCATTAAATTTATTTAATCAATATATTCAAGAAATTAATATAAGTTATAATTTAGGTATTGACCAAATTGAAAAATTAATAAATAGAAATATCATTGAAATAAATCCTCAAGTTTTAGATTATTTAAAAAAATATAATTTTGAACTTATAAAAAACATAAATACAGAATTAGCTGATAAATTAAGAACTACATTATCCAGAAATATATTAGAAGGCAAACCTTATACACAAATAGTTTCTGAAATAAAAGACATATTTGATACAACAATAACACGAGCAAGAATGATTGCAAGAACTGAACAAGCCAGAGCTTTTGCAGTTGGTCAATTAGAAGCAGCTAAAATGAGCTCTATCCCACTTAAAAAATATTGGTCAGCAATATTGGATAACCGAACTTCTGAATTATGCCTTAGATTGGCAAAAAAATATGATATTGACCATTCAATAGCAATAGATAAACCATTTAAAGATGACAAAACAGGAGAAAGTTGGTTAACACCGCCAGCACACATAAATTGCAGAAGTGATGTAATTTATGTTATTGCATAATAGGGTTTTATATATCAAAACAAAGCAAAATTATTTTGGAGTATTAATATGAATAATTATAATTATTTAACATCCTTTACACCCACTGAAATAATCTTAAAAGGAGAAAAAAAATATATCGTAAAAGGATATGTATCTACAATTGATGAAGATTTATCTAATGAAACTTTGTCTGAAGATGCACAAAAAGATATACTTAATCAAATTAAAGAAAGACAAATAACCTTTGATGCTGACCACGAAATCTATTATGATAACGGCCAATCAGTTAATAAACCACTTTCTAAAATTCCTTATGCCAAAGTTATTGATGCTGAATTAGATTTAAATAATAAATATGGAAAAAAAGGTGTATATGTAACTGTTGAAATGAATCAAGCACATCCAAATTTTAAAAATATTTGGGATAGTGTAAAAAATGGTTTTTTGCATTCATTCAGTGTTGCATTTTATCCTGTAGAAGCAATAAGCAAAAAAGAGAATGGAATTTGGAAATCTATAGTTAATAAATTAAATTTAATAAATATAACATTTACAGGAAACCCAATGAATCCACAAGCTCAATTCACACCAGTTATGAAATCAGTTATTAATGATATTTATCAAAATTCATTTGGTGAAGTAAAAAAGGAGGAATTAAAAATGTCAGAACAGGAAACTAATGCTAATTCTCAAGCTAATTTGAAATCTGAAGAAATGTCAGAAGAAGAAAAGAAGAAAAAGCAAGCAGAAGAAGATGCAAAGAAAGAAAAAGAATCAAAAGAGCAAGAGAATAAAGAAAAAGAAATTGAAAAAAAATCTTTAAAGATGATTGATGATATGAAAACAGAACTAAAGACAGCTTTTGTTTCAGAAATCCAATTAGCAATTAAAAAATCACAAGATGATTTGCAAACACAAATAAAAGCACTAACGGATAAAATTGATAAAATAGAAGCAACCCCAGTTATCAAGGCAATTAAACAAGATATGTCTAAAGTTTATGCAAAAGAAGAAGAATTATCTTTAAAAAATACAGGATTGTTACAATTTATAAAATAAAGGAGTGAAAAAAATATGTCAGAACAATATAGTTTAGGTGCGTATAATGATTCATTTTTAGGTTTGCCAAACCAAACTGTTTATTATGATGCAGTTAATAATTTTGATTTAAGGTTGGCTCTTAAAAATGCATTATACAAATATCATTCAGGATATATTGCCCAAGAAGCGCATTTGAAGGCAACAACAACACAAAGTGGTGGTGCAGGAACTGCTGGTTATGCATTAATTCCTGTATTTGTTGACCCAGTGTTGGTTGATAGAACAAGAAAGTTTACGCCAATTAGAAACGTAATCAAGAGAGTTACAAATTATGGAATAACTGCAGATTTCAATGTTATAACAAGTAAAGGTGGTGCATTTTGTGCTGCTGAAGACCCATCAATGACAGAAACAAATACAACTTATGACAGGTCAAGTACTGCAATTAAATATTTGTATGCAGTAGGCAGAGTTACAGGCCAAGCATTAGCAGCAGTTCCAGGATATAATCTTGTAGGTGCAAATGTCACAGGAACAGGAACAATGTCTGCAGGAATTGAAACTATAAATGCTCCAAATGTTATGCAGTTAGAAACAATGGTAAAAATGAGAGAATTGGTTGAACTTGAAGAAGGATTAATTATCAAAGGAAATGCAACAACTTCAGCATTCTCACAAAATCCTAATGGAACTGAATTTAGTGGAATATCTACAATAATGAGCACTACAAATAGTTATGATGCAACAGGAAAAACATTAACTGAAGATATGATTAATGAAGCAATTCAATATTCATATGATGATTCAGGAAGAGTTGCATTTGCAATTTGTGATTCAGCAACTTATAGGGATATAATGGGTATATTAGCAGATAAAAAGATTTTGTATAATACAGTTATGAATACAGAATACGGAACAACAGGAATTACTTGGTATGGTATGACAGGAGCTGTTGTCATATATCCATCACAGTTTTTAACCAATTCCACAGGTTCAAAATCCATGTATTTCATTGACCCAGAAGTGTGGGAAATGAGGGTATTACAAGATATTACCTTCCAAGAAATGGGAATTACAGGAGACAGTAGAAAGTTCTTTTTGAAAGAATATGTTGCTTTGATATGTAGAGCAGTAACTTTCAATAGTTCAATATTGAATCTTGTATAAATCAAGTATAGAGAAGAGGTTAATCCTCTTCTTTTTAGAAAGAAAATGGTGATAAAAAATGACAGCAACAACAGTTGATGTAAATGTAGAAAAGATTGGTTATTTTGGTGTTAATAAAAAAGGTTGGAAGATTGGTCGTATTGATTCAGGAGCAATGGCTGCTCAAAATGATTTATGGGATGTTGGGAATATTAAAGAATTAATAGACATCATATCTATGAGAGATGATACAACAGGTGCATTTACAACTGCAACCTTTAGTGGTAATACAATTACACACACCACAGCAACAACAGGTGCAAAAACAGCATTTGTATTATATAAATAATTAGGAGGAATGATTATAAATGACAGCAGCAGAAATTACTGAAACATATGTAGGGGGTTCTATTGCAGGTGGAGCTTCAAAATTTGGAGTTGGGACAGTTATGGGTATATATTCCGCAACTAAAGTTAGTGCAACAGATTGGGTTATTTTTGGAGATTTTGAAGAAGTATTAGCTGTAATTGCAATCAATTCAGATTTAGACCCTTGCACAATTGATGGTACAACTAAAAATAAAGTTACAGGTTCAGCAGGAACAGGTGCAACAACATATTGGGTTATTGGAAAACCAGTAATAGATAACTAAAGTGATAAAAAATGTGTAACAAAGGAAAGAAAAAATGAATAATTGTTCAAGATGTGGTGAATGTTGTAAATATATAGTATTCACTACATCTAATCAATTTTTCACAATTGATGAAATTGAATATTATTTATATAGAAATATCAAAGTAGAAAAAATAAATAGAAATTCTTACAGATTTATTATCCCAGCCGTTTGTAAACATTTAACTAAAGATAATTTGTGTGCAATTTGGGATAAAAGACCAAAAACTTGTAAATATTCAGAAAGCAGATTAAAGATTTGGAAACCACCATCTTGCACAGATTAAAGTGATAATTATGGCCTATTATACAACTATTGCAGAAGTTAGAAATTGTTTAGGTGTTTCTGACACTACAATTATGCCTGACGCTACAATTACACAAGCAATAGAATGGGCAGAAGATGAAGTTGACAGATGGACAAATACGACTTATTACCCAGCAATAATAAATGGAACAGTTACATCTGCAGGAAATACTACATTAGTGGATAGCAGTAAAACTTGGACGACAGACCAATATAATAATTATGCTGTATATATATATGCTGGGACAGGTTCTGGACAAATAAGAGAAATATTAGATACTGCAACAACCACATTAACAGTTTCAGCTTGGACAACAAATCCTGATGCTACAAGTAAATATTATATTACATATTTGAATAAAAAAACAGATAATTATGATGGCACAGGTACAAGAACATTATTACTTAAAAACTCACCATTAATACAAGTTGATAGTTTGACAGTTGATGGAACAAGTGTAACTCCAAGTAATCTATATATATATCCTTCAGGGCAAATAATTTTAAAAACCACGGCTGAAAAAACATATTTTATTCCAACAACCTCTTCTGATTATTATCAAATAATTAATATTACTTATCATTATGGGGTATTATCAGAATTAAGAAAAGGTAGTTTAGAGTTGCCAACATCAATAAATAGATTTACTGCTTGCATTGCTTCACTCAAAGCATTAACTTATCAGATAGGTGGAACTTATGATGATTTAAGTAGTTTTCAAATGCCAGATTTTTCAGGAACTATTGGACAAGCATATATCAATATAGATGCAGTAGTTAGAAGAATAATTGAAGAAGTTGAAATGTATAAAAAGAAATATATTGGACAATATGCAACAGTGATGTGATGGCAAATACATATTATTTATTAAGAGATTATTTTAGTAATTTTTTATTGAAAGATTATGGA